CAACATCTTCGAGCAACTTCGCTCAGCTGCCTTCGTCGGAAATCCGATCACGTACCTCAAGAAAGTCATCGAGAACGTGCAACAAGCTCTCGCTGGACATCCTATCACTGGACATGTCTGGGAATCTTTCAGAGCTGGAATCGCCTTCTCTCGGAAGACTGCTACTGAACTTCATCGCTCAATGAAGCTGCATTTCGCCGTCAAGAAAGCTACCATCACTTGTTCGATCTCAAAGATGAAGAGCCAGTCGCCAACTGTCTCACGCCTCTTCGAGTTCTTCAAGAAATACGGAAAGATGCTCGCTGCTCTCGCAACTCTCATAACGGCTGTCGCCGCTGGTGTAGCAACCGGTGTGTGGCAGAATCGAAAGAGAGAGAAGTGGAGAGAAGCCTTCAAGGAGAGTCTCACGCTCAGAGGACAATGCCCCGACTGCAAGAGGACATTCACTGAAGACTGTAGCGAACATTCGTACACATTCTTCGGAGAAGATACTCTCAAGGAGTGCTGCCTGGAACATGCGAAGCAGGTTCTGAACAGGAATGGCTGCCGTGCCTTTTCTGTTGACAAGAACATGCTCTACTACATCCTCGTAGCCGTTCCCAACGCCGAACACGATCCGTCTGGAGGAGCCGTCGATGATCACATGAGGCAGCAGTCTGCACGATTGCGCCGGAATGGTCATCAACAGCTGAGAGGAAACAGGAGAGTCTACAGTCACAACTCAGGATTCTTCTTCCCTCTCGAGACGCTCAACCAGATCATTCGAGAAACGCCGACGAAGGAAGACGAGTTCAAACCGCTCTCACCGGACCTTCTACCACCTCATGATGAAGTCCTGAGAATGCTCGGACCAATCCACCTTCCCCTCACGTCACTCTCGAAGAGTGTGTGTGTTATCGAGATGTTTTCTCGCCGATCAGACTTCCACATGTGCCGCCTCACGCGTGGACTGTTCATCGGTGGACGCAACCTCGTCACCAACCACCACTTCTTCAGAGCCTTCGGAGAAGAGAGACCTCGAGTCAGAATCACGACCAAGAACATCTCGTTCGAAACTGATCTCTCAGATGCTCACTTCTTCCGCCGCCCAGAGAGCGATGTCGTAATCGTACAGCTTGGCCCTTCAGCCTCCCGCCTTCCTATGGCTGCCGATCTGACGAAGACGATCATCACTCAGGACGAGCTCGACAAGATCTCGCCCCTCGGACAAACGTTCTTCACCATCTCGAAGGAGGACACGTCTGCAGGCTCCATGAACATCATCTACCCGATGCAAGGAGTCAAGTATGACGTGATCGCCTACGATGACGACGAACTGCATTACACCGACCTCAACATCCGCTGCAACGGATTCTCTGCTGTTGGACTCTGTGGCTCGCCGGTTGTTTGGGCTGATGCACACGGCGACGTAAAAATCGTCGGAATCATCAA